CATTGTCAGCAAGTTATCAAAGACGTTCAACCCACCCAGCGGTGCTGGTGAGGTCGAGATCTTATGCGACTTCGCTTGTTCTACAAGTGTTGGCATTATACGACCCAAGAACCCTCAGGAATAGACCCTGGTCCAATAAGACCAGACGAGATTTGTGGCACCAACGTCAGAATAGGCGCCCCTTTGTCCTTTCCAGTCAAAGTCAGGAACATGCGCATGAAGTCAGCCTTCGCTGCGGTAGTGTCAAAGCCCTTTAGTTCATAGAACTTGAGCTTCAAGAACTTGGCCATCAACCATGGATGGAACTGAACGTTATCAGTATCCTGTGTTGCCAAAGTAGACTCTGACGCAGTACCACCAGTCTTCAGAACCCAGTTGCACTTGATGTATTCGATGTTAATGGTACGTGCTGTGGCAGTTGGAGCTGGTTGAAGTTGAATCTTGCCTTGGAATACCCTGTACCGCATGCCTGTATTTGCACTGACACCACCTTTGAGTCTGCTCCACTCCTGTGGCGACTTCGGACCAATGAGCTCCATACCGCCGGAAGCAGTCCACTGAGTTTGATCTATGTAGTAAAGCCAGTCGGTAGGTACTGCATAACCATCCACGCCATTACTTGTGGTAAAGGTGTGAAACTTAATGAACTGCTCCCACGGATAGTACAATGTCAACTCATTGCCAGCACTGTTAAGCAAAGCAACAAGCTGAGTGATCTGAGGATCCTCAGACACGATCGTAGTAGGCACAGGGAGCCCTAGCTCCGCTGCTACCTGCTTGATGATTGCCAGTGCTGACCAGTTGTCCATTATGTTGCTCCAGCAGTTTTCTTGGTTTCCTCAGCCTTCATAAGCTTTGCCACCTGGCCTCTGAGGACTTCGATTTCCGCGTCGCGCTTTTCGAGTTCCATCTTCATCGCAGTGATGGGGGCCGCAGACTTTGCCGACTCGAGGTAGGCTACAGCCTTCTGTTTCATGCCATTGCAGCCCATAAAGTGGCGACTATGCGTGTCCGAGATGCCGGCCAGTTGCTCGAGCGTAAAGACATTCAGTGCCTTCAACTCGGCAATCTGCCCCACCGTCAGGAATGGTACTTCTTCAAGTGGCGTACCTTCTTGTGCAGGTGTAAGCTTGCGTTGGAAGCGGTCCCATTGCACCGGGAACCGTTCCTGGTAGACCATCATGGCTTTGTTCACCATGACGTCTCTTGAGCCTGGGGTGATGATTCTCACCATTGGCACTTCATCAAAGATCGGCCGCCCCTCGGTGGCAGACTTCGACTCATTCTTCACGGCAGTCATGAAGAACTGCACGAAAAGTCTCTTGTCATCATCCGACTGTACCGAATCGGAGGTGACAACGCCATCATATTCTGGTGTAGACATTATGCTTCCTTGGGTGTGCCTAACGGCGGAAATGGCGAAATAGGTGGTCCTAAACGCCTTACTCTATCATTGACTTCTGTTACATTCAAATTTGCATGCGCGTCAGGGGGCGCTGTCTCCGGTTCCAGAGGACGGACGCTCAACTGACCCGCAGCTGTGAACGGTAAGCCTGCATGCCAATAAGCCGGCATGTCTGAACTACTTCTAGCTGCACCTTTTAAGTTATTAACCAAACCTCCACCAGATTCAGCATTTATATCTTGATCTACACAAGCACGTCCCTCTGTACCAAATGCGAAACCACCATTGAAACTTACTGGTTCTACTTCGCCAATACAAAGCTTGCCATTATGAGTGGGCGTACCCCCATTAAAGAAAGCAGGGGCTTCACCGGTAGTCTTTACCCTACCGTATTCATCAAATGAGAGTACGCCAGCATTAAGCATCACAACCTCACTTCTTGGGCTCAAGCTTTTTCGGTTCTGCTTCCTCTTTCTTGATCTGCTTCTCTTCTTCCTTAGCAGATTTCTCCAGGTCCTTGACCAAGGCCTTCACCTCCTGTGGTCCATTAGGTTCGACCTTCGGTTGAAGTCGTGGTTGTACCTTCTCGTCGTCACGCAGTGGTCTCTTCTCCTTGGCAGCACGCGTCTCGTCTTCGTCTTCGGCACCTGCCATGGCGGGGGCGGCTGTAGCTGCGGTGTTGGAGCCGAACTGCGAGAAGCCATTCGGAAGCGTAACACCAGACCTATTGGTAAAGCCTGTCTCGACAACAGCCGCATTGGCAACGTCTGCCACCGCTGTAACCAGCTTCAGTGTAAAGCCGGTAAAAGCAGGTCCTGCACCAGCATCACGACTGCCACCATTGCCGGCGGCGCCAATGCCAAACCCAGTAGTATAAGGCACAGTACGAGAGGTCCCAGCTGGGTCTGACGTGGTTTTGCCGGCGGCATCGCTTTTACCTCCACCGATATACATGATGGTAGAGTCCGCGGAGCTTGTGGCATCCGGTTTGCTCAGACCTGGCGTGTAGTTGTCGATGAAGTTCTGCGTTGGCGAATTTACTGCCACAGGCTGGAAGTCCTTCGTACCATTTGGACCGACAGCCAAACCGAACCCAATGCCGGTCGATAGCTGACCGGTAGACGCATTTGCGTTGGCTACGCCAGTACCCGTGGCATAGTCCTTGTCATTGTCCTTGGGCGAACCCTTCGGACCAGAAATTAAGTCAAAAGTGACAGCTGCCCCCAGTGCAGGGTTTGCTGAGTTTTGAGCTGGTGTCGCGCCAGGAAGTCCAGCGGGCATATCGTACTCCTTAAAAAGGGCGGAATCACGCGACCCCGCCAACACCACTTGGTGATGCACTACCCAACAATCATTCAACCATGATGCCCTGGAACTGCAGTCCCGAGGAAGTCAGGTTGCCGGCCCACGCCAGGATTTGCACCGCGGCGTCTTGGTTCACAGAATACCGCTGTCCGGGGGACAATGGCACCATGTTCCGGTCCCGGTGTGGACGGAAGTGCATGTACTTCGTGTTCAGGAAGTACGCTGTGCTCGTGGGCATGTAACCACCGATGCCGCCATCCAGAACCACGTCAGCGTCCATGAACTTCACGCTAACGAAACCGAGCTTGGCATCATCTGAACTGGAGAACCGCTGAATAGCTTGCAAGCTACCCATATAGAAACCCCAGTAGTTGTTGTCAACCACGATCAGGTCCGGCCGGTCATTTCCTCTCACGCACTTCGCCCACAGCCTGTTGAAGTACGATTGAATGTTCGACGCCGTTGTAGCGCCAGGGCCATCTGTTGATGCGTCGAAAGTCTGGTTACGCCAGAAGGTCCAGGGAGTACGGTCAATGCCGCCCACAACCCCGGAGGTCGGTACCGCGATAATTTGCTTGAGCAAACCGTCGACCTGTTTCCCAGCTGCAAGACTACCATCGCTGTATACCCCTTGTGCGAGCAGGTTGGCCATGGAGGCTTCACCCACGTTGATACGGGCTTCCAGCAGGTCAATGATCTGCTCTTTGCCACTGTTTTGCAACTGGTCCAGGCCGGAGATAGTCACCGGGCAGGCAGCTTGCTTGATGTCGTACTGGGCGGCACTGATGACGTCCTGTGCTGCGATCGGCAACAGGTCATAGCCGGCATACCATCCTGCATTGCCGTTCGCTTGGAACGACAATTCTTGCATGATGACGTTACCGCCACTGAACGGCTTGACATTACCCCGTTGCTGCAGCCGAGACAGCAGGGCGTTGTTTTTGGTGACGTTGTCGGCGATCTTGCCAGTACGAGACTGGATGGTCGTCGCGATGATGTCACTGATTGCGGCGTTTGCGAATGCCATGTTGAGGCTCCTGAGAAGGTGGCTCAGGGTCGGGCGGCACTGTCACCACTCGTCCTGAGGGAAATGTTCGAGGTTGACCTGGGTCATTTCGTGTCTGACGGATTTCCGGTACCTCTGGCTGAGGTTTGGTCGGGGCTTCTAACCCTGTCAAGTTGCCAAGGAGTGTAAGCATTATCGACTCGTAACCTGTTCAAAGGCGCTTTCAATTGTTCCACGAAGACTGTCCGCATTGTTTACATGCATAGGTGTGCTCGAGGGTTGACTCTTAACAGATGCCGAAGCTTGCAATGCTTTCTGTGCACGAGCGTCACTCGCGGACAGTTGCTGTTGTTGTGCTGCGGCTGGAGTCACCGTACCTTCTGCGGCCCAAGCAGGATTCATATTCACTGCTAACTGATATGCTTGCACAGGCGTCAAGTAACGCCCGCGCCGAGCATTCATCTCGATGACGTCTGCC